AATTTCATCTCGTACAATGTACAAGACTACAAACACATTCTATAAAAGTTATTATATAATATAATGCAAGTTACGACTTGTACATCGCTACAACCTGTAAATCACTTCACTTTATCGATCTTTGTACATATGTTTGCATCAGGAAACATACGTATATTACTTTGTTCATATAAATGATAAGAGTGATCATTACAGGAAGCTGTGGCCGCCCCACAGCTATTATGCTGGTGTGCCCTCTGATGAGGACGGTGTTGATATGTACCTAACCAGCGATGGTACATTCAAAAAGAATAACAATGAATAATCAGGACCTATGCCATAATAAACATCAATCTTATTTCCCGAGTTAATATTCGATCCTTCCATTACAACCTTTTGGATTGGCTGAAACTCAGCACAAACTCTGACATAATCAAATCTAGAAAGATCAATGGGTGATCCCTGACTTCTAAACGATGATGCAGTGGATAAGAATTTATAAATATTATACATGGGAACATTAACAGATAAACCAGTGTTAGTTCTAGTGTTAGTCAATGATAAACCTCCAGGAGAATTTAAACGAAAAGCTGCACAATTGCGAGTAAGATTATTTACTCCCAAAGCCGCTGTAACACTTGATCCAGTGCGATAATTGCCTCTTGAAAGGTTGTAGATTGTTATATCGTCAGTGGTATCTCCTTTTTCTACATAGAAACTATTACAATAAGTTGGATTATTAAGATTGAATCTCATATTTATACTTCCTCGCTCTCCAACGAAGCATTGTCCAACAAAGGAAATCGGGTGAAATCTAACCCAATTGTACCATCTAGCAGTGCCAGGAGTTACAAGAGAGTCAGCTACATTGTATCCATTGGTATCATAACCTGGAAACATTGGTCTTCTTGGAATCTGATTTATAGTCATTGCATATTGGTCAGTTCCAGTCATTGTAGCTAATGGTAAGGTTGCTCCATACGTGAATCGCCGTAATACCTGTCTAAGAGAGGAGATATGCTCTCCCTGATAAATAAGATTAATGTGCTTTGAATCAGGTAGT